ACAGCACCTGGTGCTCGGGCTCGTCCAGGTACTGCTCGTAGGTCATCGGGACGAGCATCCGGAACTTGGCCATCTGCACGGCCTCCGCCGTCGCCGGGTCGAGGTCACCCCCGACCCCGTCGATCAATCCTCGGAGCCGGCGGAGGCCCCAGTAGGGGAGTCGGGCTCCTGGGCCGAGCCGACGTCGAAGCCTTCGGCCAGGACGTGGTCGGACTCGACCTTGGCCGCTGCGGCGGCGATGGCGTTGTACACCGCCTCGGGCAGGTCGGCGACCTCTGCGACGTTCGCGGGCAGCGGCGCGGGCAGCGTCCAGGACGCCAGCAGGGAGTAGATCGCAGCGTCGGTGGTGCGGAACAGCAGGTCCCACTCCTGCTCGGACAGGCCCAGGGCGTGCACGGCGGCTTCGGTCGCGGCCTCCGCGGCCTGCTGCTGCTCCGGCGTGGCGTCCTCGGGTGCCTCGAACTCCGCGCGGGCGTTGACGATCTCGTTCAGCCGCTCCTGACCGAGCATGCTGTACAGCATGGTCAGGGGCCGCTTCTGCCGCACGGTCCGGGCCTTCGGGTCACGCAGGACCGCGGTGTGCTCGCTCTCGCCGCCGGTCGGGTCGGGCAGGGGGACAGTCGTTTCCATCAGGGGTGTGCTCCAAGGGGAGGAGGAGCGCGGTCAGTATGCGGTGCTCAGGTAGGCGATGGCGGCTTGCAGGCCATCGACGCTGTCACCGAACGCACCGAGCGCGACATTGCAGGGTTGGCACAGCAGGCCCCGGACAAGGCCTGTGACGTGATCGTGGTCAACAGACAGGAACGTGTGCTCAGGTTGGCGCTTGCAGATGCCGCAGACGCCGCCCTGCCGGTCGAGAAGGGACTGATACTCCTCGGGCTCCAGGCCGAACTGACGGCGGATCGCACTGTTGCGCTGGTTGCGCCGGAACTGCTCGGGGTGAGCCTTGTTCCACTCCATCGCTGTCTTGCTCCCGCACGCCTTGCAGTGCGACTGGCGGCCATGCCAGGTCTTGCTAGAGCGATTGACGTTGAAGTCGTCGAGGGGCTTGGTCTCTTTGCACCGTGAGCACTGCTTAGTATCCACGCCCCCATACTAGATCCTAGTATGCGGTCGAGACCGCGTTGAGCAGCTTGAACTGCCCGTTGGACAGGCCGCCGTTGGCGCCGACGACGTCGGTCGGGCTGGCCTCGGCCTCGAACTTGGCGTTGATCTCCATCCACTTGCCGGACTCCGACACGACGACGCCGTCGGTGTCGTACGAGCAGGACGTGGCGAGCCAGTTGAGGTAGTGGACGGCGTCGCCGGAGGGGGCGACCTGCACCATGACGGAGGGCTGGACGTTGGTGATGTAGTTCGCCAGGTCCGGGATCGTCGCCCCGTACCCCTGGTAGACGGCGGTGTAGTCGCCGTTGACCGCGAGGTTGCCGCAGAACACCACGTAGGGGCCCTGCGCGCCGGACGCGCCGAACACCGCGGACGTGTCCCGCTTGAACGTGACCTTGATGTCGGAGTAGTTCCCGGCGGAGGCGACGCCGCCGACCGTCAGAATCGTGTTCCACGCCGGCATCGGCTTCTGCGTGGTCGGGGTGTTCGTCGGGATCGTGATCTTCGCGGCGGGCATCCCGACCCACGCCGCGGTCAGGTTCGCCAGGCTGGCTGCGACGGACGTCTGCAGGTCGAGCTGCCCGAGCTGGCAGCCGGGCATCTGCCAGCACTCCACACCGTTCCACAGCCACAAGGTGAGCGACGTCGGCTGGGCGTTGCCCGTGTTCAGCAGCGACGTCTTGTGGGTGTACGGGTCGGCGCCGCCGGTCAGGGTGTCGGCGCCGCCGTAGATGTTGCGGAAGTGCGGGAACACCGAGTCCAGGAACGGGAACGTCTGGTAGTCGATCGTGTCGTACCGGACCCCGGGGACGCGGGCCTGCAGCCGGGCCATGTTGCCCTGGTAGGCGTCGTCGTCGAGAGCGGTGACGTGGGGCTGGTGCTTGGGGCTCTTCACCGGCCACCACCACGTCGGCGCCGCCGCCGGGGTGCCGAACGTGGTCTCGATCGCCCCGCCGATGAACTGCAGGTTGGCGGGGTAGATCAGCGGTCCAGCCATCGGTTACTCCTGCGTCTCGGCGGTGGGCTTGCGGGCGCGCGGGCGGCGGGCGGGGGCAGGGGTTTCCCCGACCGGCGCGGTGGTGGCGGTCTCGGTGGCGGTCTGCTCGGCGAGCGCCGCCCAGGCCTGCGCGGTGGCCTGCTCGGTCGCCGCGTCGGCGGGCACGAGCTCGGCGTGGGTCTGGGCCTGCTCGGTGTGCAGCGTGTCCCCCGGGCGCAGCACCACGGTTCCCTCGGTGGGCCCGCCGGCCTCGGCGCGGTCCACCGTCAGGCCGGGCTGGTCGTGGTGCAGATGGGTGAAGATCCGTTCCATTTCGCCGGCGAAGTGGTAGACGAACGACATGGCGGGGCTCCTCAAGAAGTGATCATCTCGACGACGGTGAATTCGACGCGCTGCCAGTTGTGGAGCACGCCGTTGTCCTGCTCGGGGAGGTCCCGGACGATGCGGATGTCGGGGCTGTCCATGCCGTCGCCCTCGCCGAACTGCCAGATCACCCCGCCGGTGCCCCCGGCCGGGGCGGTGCCGGCGGTGCGGTCCGCGCGGATCCGGGCGGACACGTCGGACAGGAGCTGGTCCAGGGGCCCGACCCACTCGGACTGGTCGGACTCGACGGGGATCGGGTCGGGGATCAGGTACTGGTAGAGCAGGACCAGGTCGCAGCCGTGGGTGACCTGTTTGAGCCCGCCGTGGTACCCGCCGTCGCCGATCCGTTTCTCCTCCTGGGTGGACAGGTGGATGAACCCGACCGCGGCCCAGGTCTGGCCGGCGGCGAACTCCCAGCGCTGCCCGTCGGTGTAGACGGCCAGCGCCGGGTAGACCTTGATGAGGCCGTTGATCGCGGGGGCGTCGAACCACGCGACGAGGGCGTCGCGGACCTCGGGGGCGCCCATCAGCCCTCGGCCAGGGTCAGGACGAGCCACGACAACGGCCGGCCACCGGAGACGACCTCGCGGGCTTCCCGGCCGTCCAGGGAGTCGTGGATGATCAGCCACCCGTCGCCGTCGGGGGTCTGCCGCAGCTCGGACGCGGGCCCGCAGGGGCACTCGTCGGTCAGCTCGTGCTCGATCAGGTCGCCGTTGGGGACGACGTGGACGAGCATCAGCGGACCCGGATGAAGTCGCCGAGGAGGCTCGTCGCGACTTCGACGTCCGCCAGGCCGCCCGAGGCGATGAGCTCCCTCTTGCTCGGCCTCGAGCTGATCGACGGCATGACGAGGGCCTGCGCGCCCCGGGTCTTGATCAGCGCCGACGTCAGGGACACGGTGGCCTGCTTGACCTGCGGCGGCAGCGCGGACAGCGACGCGCCGACCAGGTGCGCGTAGGTGAGGCCGGAGGCTAGGGGGATCGGGGCTGCGCCGAACACGTAGGCCGGGGAGATCGTCACGTTCTCCGCGGCGGCCCCGTCGTAGATGGCCATCGGCAGTCCGGCGGCGATGCCGAGCGGGGAGGCCACGGTCAGCGACGTGGCGCCCTGCGCCGGCGCGGCGGTCAGCGTCGTGTTGGCGTAGCCGTTGATGTAGGTGAGCTGCACGTAGACCCGGTCGGGGTAGAACCCGGACGCGGCGAGGGGGACCTGCGGGCCGCCGGGGGTCGCGGACAGCAGCGGGACCTGCACGACCTTGCGGTCGATCCACAGCGTCGACAGGTCCGGCATGTCGGTCAGGTTCGCGGCCCCGGGCTGCCAACCCCACTTCACGTCGGTGACGGCGATGATCGGGGAGTAGGCGACCGGCACCCACACGGTGCCGTCGGAGCGCATCCGGTAGATGCCGGCCTGGACGTCCGTCGTCGCGGCGAGGATCTGGTGGCAGATCGAGTCGACCCAGGACGAGCCGTGCGCGCACATCCGGGTCAGCGCAGCGGTGTTGTCCTGGACCGATCCCGACGGCACAAGCTTGGAGGTGTCGACGCCGGTCGGCTCGGCGAGGTACTCCGCGGCGGTGATATACGGTGATTCTGACGCGTACGTCGGAACATATGGCGCAACGGCAGGAGCAACCATGGTGGCGTCCTCCCGGTGCTCGGTTGATGGCTGCGAGGGGACCGTGCGTGCCCGGGGCATGTGCTTCATGCACTACCAGCGGGTCATGCGACACGGCTCGACGAACAAGCCAGCGCGACCGCGGACCGACCCTGCGCAGCGGTTCTGGGCGAAGGTCGACAAGACGCCCGGGTGCTGGCTGTGGACCGGAATGACCGACCGGAATGGCTACGGCTACTTCAACCCGATGGACGGTCGGCATAACCAGCTGGCCCACCGGTGGTCATACGAGACGGCCCTCGGCCCGATCCCGCCCGAGCTGACCATCGACCATCTGTGCCGGCAGCGGAACTGCGTCCGGCCTTCGCATCTGGAGGCGGTGACCTTCGTCGAGAACATCCGACGCGGAACCTCCATCTCGGCCACGACCGTCCGGACCGGGATCTGTCAGCGGGGTCACGCGATGACCCCCGAGAACATCTATGTGACGCCGAGCGATGGGCACCGCAGTTGCCGCGTGTGCAGGAAGGCTGCGGCCACGCGGGGCACGATCAAGGCGGCTGCTAAGCGGCGCGCGGCGCGGCAGGCGTAGCGCTGGGGATGCCCCCCGGCCCGGCCCCTCCCCTTGAGCAGGACCGGGCCGGGGGACGCTCAGGGCCGGCGGGGCTTGGCGGCCTTGCGCGGCGTGGCCCGGATCGGACGCTTGGCCTCGGCCGGTTTCGGCGCCTTCGCGGCCGGCTCCTGGGCCGGTGCGGGCCTAGCCGGGGCCTTCCGGGGGGTCCGGGGCCGGGAGGCCTTGGGCGCTGACACGGGCCCGTGTGGGCCGTCGGCCTGCCCGGCGGCGATCTTGGCGAGGAGCTCGTAGGCGGACGCGGGGTCGCGGCGGCGGGCCAGCTCCTCCTCGAGGAGCCGGTTCTGTTGCTCGATCGAGTCCTCCCACTGCTTCTCGCCGCCGATGTGGGTGTCGCGCAGGCGTTCGCCGAGGGCGTGGGGGACCTCGACGGTGCCGTCCGCGCCGACCTTGTAGGTGTCCTCGCCGTCGTGCACGGCGGCGGCGTCGTTCAGGGTGTGCAGCTTCACGGTGACCTCGCAAGGGGAACGGGCGCGGGAGGGGGTTGCTGGGCCCGGGGTTGTCTCCCCCGGGCCCAGCAGGAGCGGAACCGGTCAGGCGACGTTGCTCAGGATCGCCATCGCGACGGGGGCCCGGTTGATGAAGGCCTCCACCGAGCGGATCTCGAACTCCTTGCGGGGGCCGCCGCCGACGGTGTTCGCCACGCGGCCGGTCGCGTAGTCGAACTGGGTGGTGTCGCGCAGGGTCCGGCACTCCAGCACGGAGCTGATGTTGGCCTGCGGGAACGGCACTCGGTCGCTCCGGGCGATGATCGTGCCCGGCGGCACCGAGGTGTGGACCTCGATCGGGACGGTGACCCCACCTGCGTAGGTGTTGACGACCTGCCCGACCCGGCCACCGGCGGTGACGTTGACACGGCCGGTCTCATCCGTCTGCAGGTAGGTCACGGCGGAGGGCTGGTTCAGGACCAGGTTCGCCAGCTCCTGCGCCTGAGCTCCGTTGACCATCAGTGCGGTCGGGGAGCACTTCACCGCGTTCCACAGTCCGGCGAAGATCGTCTCGGCCTGGGTGATCGAGCCGCCGGTCAGGGTCAGCCCGGCGCCGAGGCCGTCGATGAAGATGGCCCCGTTCGCCGTCGCCGTGCCGGGGGTGACGAACTGGCCGGCGGTGTTGTAGTCGCCGGTCAGGGAGGAGATCAGCCCGTTGAACTGCTGGCCCTGCCCGGTGGCGACCCCGGAGCCGTTGTCGGCGGCGAGGTTCGGGGTGCCGGGGACCTGCCCGAACAGGTCCGGGCAGACCGTGTTGCTCGGCAGGCCGTTGTTGGCGACGATGGTGCTCGTCATCAGCAGCGTCGCGACCGTGGTGGTCGTGTAGTAGAAGTACGGCGCGGAGCCGTTCGGGGTGTAGAACCAGTCGTAGGCGACGGCGCCCTTGACCGCGGCGAGGGACAGCGCGATCGACGCTGTGGTGCCGGTCGTGGTGAGCGCCGCACTGATCTGCGCCCGGGAGTTGCCGACCACCGTGGGCGCGGAGGGGTTCGGCGGGTAGAAGTACCCCATCGCCGTGCGGGCGGCGACGACGACCTTCTGTGTCGTCGAGGCGGTCATGGTCCCGCCGGTCGTCGACGGCGTCGCGGTGATCGCCCCGGGCTGGGCCAGGTTGTACGACTGCGCGCCGACCAGGGCCCTGTCCTCGCCGATCAGGTACTGGTTCAGCGTGGTCATGGTCTTCTCGGCGTACGGGTCGTACAGGCCCTTGGCCAGGTCGTAGGCGTCCTGGGTGACCAGGCCCGCCAGGGACAGCGGCGCGTAGGGCGCCTGGAAGTCCTGCTCGCTGTCGATCGTCTCGCCGCCGGCGTAGTCGAACCCGGCGAACGGGGACGGCTGCAGGTTGGTGACGTTCATGAACGCGCGCCAGATCGCGTTCGGGTTGCCGTCGGTGGATGCCTTGCGGGGCACCCGGTCACGGAACGGGGTGACGACCGGGATCAGCCGGACGATGCCGGTCAGGTCGTAGGAGTACGCGCCAGTCGCGGTCAGCAGGCCGGTGGTCTGCGCCTTGGCGATGGCGGCGAGGGTCTCCTCGGTCGTCTCGTCGAACGTTGTGCTCATGCGGATTTCACTTCCTTCAGGGCATGGGTGTGGCGCGCGTCGAGCTGCGCGCCGCGCTGCGGGGGTGGGTGGTTCAGATGGGCTGGCCGGCCGCGTGGATCCGCGTCAGGGCCTCGGAAGCCACCGCCATCATGTCGCCGGCGACGGCCTCGCGCTCGGGTGCTGTGCCAGCGGAGTCGTACTTCTCCCGCATCTTCATCACCAGGTCGTCCGCCGGGGTTCCGGTCGGCCGGTTCAGCCCGCGCATCAGGTGCGCCGGCGGGAGCTGCCCGTTCGATGTCACCTTCGACGGCGCCGGAGTCTCTCCCCACGCGGTGAGCCGGGCGTCGACCGCCTTCAGTACGGTCGCCGTCACCTCATCCGCGAGGCCACTGAGAATCTCCTCGCGCGCCTTCGCAACAGCGCCTGGAGCGGGGACCGCTGCCACCGGGGCGGCAGCGGCGTCTGCGGGGACCCCGACGGTCGCCGACGGCGCCGGGGTCAGGTCCTTCGCCGCGTCGTCCTTGCCGGGGGCGTCGGCGACGGGGATCAGGTCGGTGGGGTCCATCATCCCGACGAGCTTCCCGTTCTCGTCGTGGACGGGGAGCATCGGGTCGCCCTTGGCCTTGGCGACATCGTCGGCGCCGTCGCCCTCGGTGGCGCTGGTGACGCCCTCCTCGGCCTTGGCCTCGCCCTCGTCGGCCGGGGCCGACGGGGCGTCGGCGGGCTCCTCGCCGCCCCCGTGGGGTGCGACGACCGGGCCGTCGTTGTCGGGAATGTCGCCCTTGGCGACGTCCTCGACGACGTCGACGGCGGTGGTGGGTGCGGTCATCTGCGTCTCCTTGACGACTGGTGCGGCGGGGAGTGAGGCGAGGACGCCGGTGAGCTTGTCGACGGCGTCGCGGATCGCGGTCTCGTTCGTGGCGGACAGGACCCGGCCGGACTTCAGGACCGGCCCGGCCCATTCGAGCTCGGCCATCGCGGTCAGCACCGACGGCTGGGCGAGGCCCTCGGCGGCCGAGGCCACGGTCTTGACGACGCCCTGGACGGCGTCGGGGGCCAGGAACGGCAGCCACGCCGACGGCAGGTCCCCCAGGACGGCCTTGGTGACGGCCTGGTCGAACGCCGCGGCGGCTTCCTCCCCGGTCAGCACCTCGTTCGTCTCCGACACTGCGTAGGGGGCCAGGACGCCGATCGCGTAGTCGATCGCGGCGCACGCGTCGCCGAGGTCGAACACGTTGTCCATGTCCCCGGCGTCGCCGGTGTCGGCCTCCTGCATCTCCCGGTTGCCGAGGAGCTCCAGGGCGTTCTTGGCCCGGGCGAGCCGGCCGGCCCAGGCCTGCGCGGTGGCCGCGTCGATGGCCTCCCACGCCGGCGAGCCGGGCACGTTCGGGTCCCCGGCGGCGGGGACGTCCGGCTCGGCGAGGAGCTCGACGTCGGCCGGGTCGTCGCCGTCGGCCTTCGCCAGGGCCTGCTCGGGCTCGACGACGAGGTCGCCCTGCGCGGCTGCCTTGGCGATCAGGAACCGGGTCCCGTTCGCGCCCCGGCCGACGGCGGCGAGCTTGTCGATGTTCGCGTCGACGATCTCGGTGAACTCGTCGTCAACCACAGCGGTCATCAGGTGCTCCTCGAGCGGCGTCGGGTGGCTGTCCCCTGCGGGGACCAGCTGGAGATGTGCCCGTTCTTGTACAGCTCCCAGCCGGTCTCGTCGCCGATGGCGCCGACCAGCCAGTCCCCTGCCTTGACGACGACGTCGGCGCCGCCGACGTCCTTGGTGACCCAGTCCGGGCCCCGGTAGATGTAGGACTCGACGACGTCGAAGTGCCCCTCGGTGCCGTCGGCGTGGAACAGGTTCGTGCCGGCACCGGCGCGCAGGTAGCCCCACGCGGTCTTCTCGAGCTCGACGTCGGTGATGAAGTCCCGGGCCCCGTCCGCGCCCTTGGTGATCTTCTCGTCGCGGCCGGCCTGGTAGGCGACGCCGAGGACGTACCGCTGCTCCGCGGACTCCTTCAGGACGACCTCGCGCTCGGGCGAGACCGGGCGCAGCGGCACCTCGACGGGGGCCGGGTCGGCCTTGGCGAGGCTGACCTGCTCGCCGTCGACGTGCAGATGCACGTGGACCTCGGTCACTGGTAGAACCCGGCGACGTATAAGCCGGCGACCGTCGCGGCGGCGGTGCCGAGGACCAGGGTCAGGGCGGCGCCGGCGGGAATCTGCGGCTGGGTCTCGAAACCGAGCAGGTTCAGCGGGCCGGTGTCGCCCTTGCAGTACCCGTCGAAGATCGGCGTGGCGGCCTGGAGGAGCTGGGCGAGGAACTGCGTCGCCGAGTTGGATCCGCAGTACAGGTCGGTGACGTAGCCGATGTAGGGGGTGCCGGTCAGCGGGTTGTTCCCGGCCGGGACCGTGACGATCGTCGGCGAGGTGTACCCCGACGCCAGCGACGGGTTCGCGGTGAAGGTGAACAGGGTCTGCCCGTAGGCCGCCGCGCCGGCCGTCGACTTGGCGGTCGGGCTGATCGACCCGGCAGGGTCGGTCGGGACGGACAGCTGCCCGCTGGAGCCGAATCCGGGTGGCATTCAGACCTCCAGGGCAGGCGGTGCGGCGGGGACGACGACGGCGTGCATGGCGGTCAGCACACCGTCCTGGGTGGCAAGGTGCTCTTGGATCTTTAGCGCCTCGGCGAGGACCGCGGACGCGTCGTCGTAGGTCGCCTGCGCTCGGGCGTCTGATGCGGCCGCCTGCACGTTCTGCCCGACGATGATGATGGGCAGCAGGACGAGCTGCAGGAAGTAGCCGGAGACCGCGCCGACGATCAGGACCAGGTGGACGTTGTTCGTCAGCGCCCCGACGACGCCCATGATCCCGATCACGGCGAACAGGTAGGCGCAGTACATCGTCCCGACGCTGGCGGTGATCCTCACCCCGAGCGCGGCGTTGACCCGGGCGAGCGGGCCCGGGCCGTGCAGCGCCGCCGCCGCCCCTGCCACCGTCGGGGCGCCGGCGACCTGCCGGGCCGCGATGTGCGGGTGGGGGATGTGGGTGAACAGGGTCATGTGCCGCTGCCCTTCCTCGGGTTCATCAGCCGTCGCCGCCGCTGTCGTCGGGGGCTGTGCCGGGGTCGACCATGACGGGGCTGGACGCGCACCGGCAGCGGGGGTGGATGGGGACGAGCGACCCGTCGTCGACGGGGTAGGGGTTGTCGTCGGCGACGGCGACGCATTCCTCGCAGGCCCCGTCGGCGAGGAGTACTTCGAACTGGTCGATGCCGTTCGCGCCGTAGGTGTCCATCGTGGCCGCGTCCATGCACCGGGCGGTCTCGGTCGTCGCGATCAGCTCGGCCTGGTCGCCCCAGAACCCCACGTCGCCGAGGGAGCCGGCTACCTGGTCGACCGAGCTGCCTGCGGTCAGGCCGTCGGCGATCGCGTTCCCGAGCCGGTCCAGGGCGCTGCCCTCGACGCCCCCGATGGTCACGCCGGCGCCGTCGAGGAGGTCGGCGAGGCCACCGTCGGCGGCCTGCAGCGCCGCCCCGGGGTCCCCTGGTGTCCAGGTCGACCAGTCGATCCCGGCGGCGACCTGCCCGACAGCGGAGGTCACGTACCCGCCGGAGGCTCCGGCGGCGGTGTGCAACCCGGCGGTGTACGAGTCGGCGATGAGCCGGCGGAGCGTCTCCTCGAGCTGGGCGGTGGACGCGGCGGGGAGGGCGTCGCGGGCAGCGGCGGCCATCGCGTCCCGGGCCGAGGATGCGTCCTTGCGGACCGTCCGGTCCGCCGCGGCAGCAGCGGTCCGGACGGCTCGGTCGGGGAAGGCGGCCCGCAGGCCCTGGGCGAGCTCGGCGGCGTAGTGGTCGGTCAGGCGCAGGTCGAAGGCGTGGACGGGCAGGTTGCCCGCTTCACGCCACCGGCCTTTTGGGCCTGCCTTGACCACCACCTCGCCCTGTAGCGCGGCGACGACGACCTCGGCGTCCTGCCCGAGCTCGGCGCGGACCGCCGGGTTCCCGGCGAGCTGGGCCGGATCCCACCAGGCGACGGTCTCGATGCAGTCCCCGTCGGGGTCGTCGGGGTTGAGGACCCGGCCGGTGGCCAGGTTGATCGGCAGCGACGTCTCGGAGGGCACGATGATGACGAACCCCTGGTAGATCCCGTCGGCGCTGGTCCAGGTCTGGCCGTTCTCGAAAGCATGCGGGACGGCCAGGTCCAGGTATGGGGCCAGCGAGCAGCCGGTCTCCTCCTGCCACTCCCGCCACGCCGCGTCGAGCGGGGTCTCCCCGTCCTCGATGTGCCCGCCGGGCATCTCCCACGTCCCGGACGCGGGGTCGGACGGGTCGAACGCCCGCTGGAGCATGAGGACCCGGCCGGTGTCGGCGGCGACGACTGCCAGGCCGGCGGCGACCAGCTGCCCGGTGTCCTTGCGGATCAGCGCCCGGCCCCGGTCGTTCAGCCGGTGCGCGAGCACGGGAGGCAGGGTGGTGAAGGTGAACGGCCGCCACTTTCCGGCCTGCCGGCGGGCCTTGACGAACCGCAGGAACGCCCCGGCTTCCTTGGCGACCTGCTCGCCGCCGTTGGCCTCGGTCAGGTCCCGGTGGATCCGGTTGTCGTCGTTCTCCTCGAGATGCTCCACGTCGATGCCCGCGTTCCCGAGCTCGGCGACCTCGCCGCTGTCGGCCTCGTCGGCCGCGGAGTCCTTGGCGACCTGGTCGCCGAGGTCGGACTCGCCGGGATGCTCGTCGTCATCGTCGTCGTCGGGGCCGAGCAGCGGGTTCCCGTACGCGCCGGTCTCCGCGGTCAGCCCGGCGGTGATCTCCTTCAGGACCGCGGCGTTGTCGGCGACCGCGTCGGCTGCCACGGACGCGGCGTTCTCCGCCGGGTAGTTGACGACGGCGAGGGGCAGCGCGTCCGGGGGCTTCTGCGGGGCCACGCCCTCGACGGGGGAGAACGGCTTGTGCGGCAGCGGGGCGCCGGGCAACGGCAGCGCCGTCTCCGGGTCGATGAGGCCCTGCACGGCCTTCAGCGCGGACACCGGGATCGGGCCGGCGCGGGCGGTGTAGATGTACCGGCCGATGACCTGGTCGGGGGGGTCCTCGAGCCCGTAGACCCGGGACCGGACCTCCGACGGGCTGATGACCCCGGACTGCATGTACACCTCGTCGGCCTGCGCGGTCGCGAGCCGGTCCTCGGTCTCCTGGCCGGTGTCGAAGTTGAACTCCAGCGGCAGGCCGAAGTCGTCCTGCAGGGACTCGGACAGCATGTCCTGGACGTGCTGGATCAGCGGCAGGTCACCGATGCGGAACTGCACGTCGGCCTGGGTCTCCCCCGAGGCCCGGTTGACGTCCTCGGTGAACCCGACGTCGGCGGGGGTGACGTGGTAGGCGGCGCAGGTCTTGCGCATCAGGAACAGGGAGAAGGTGTCGTTGAAGTCCTTCTCGTTGCTCCACGCGAACGTCGTGCCGTGCGGCACCCATTTGATCTGGTGCTTGACGTCGGGGTCGCCGTAGAGCATGGCGTCCCACGCGGCCTGGAAGTCCTCGATCTGCTGCGGGTTCCAGCCCTCCGGTGCGCCGGCGAACGCCTCGGGGACGTTGCCGGCGGTGAACCGGGACAGGAAGTAGGTCTGGAAGCGGAGGTCGAGGTTGGCGTTGAGCAGGATCGACTCCAGCGGCGACTTCCCGTAGGGACTGTCCGTCGCGGGCCGGAACGGCACGTAGATCAGGTCGTCCTCGGTGAGCCAGTTCCACGGCACGCCCTGGACGAACTGCACCCAACCCGGCGCGGGGGCGTCCGGCTGGTCGCCCCAGTCGTCGATCAGCGGCGCGAGCGTCGTCCCGTCGACGTGCTTGAGGCCGATGACCCGGCCGGCGTTGTTGCGCATCCGGTACAGGCAGCCGGCGTCGTAGGCGAGGACGTCGAACAGGTACTTGGCCAGCCACGACTTGAATCGGAGCTTGCGGTCCGGCTTCTTCAGGATCCGCCGGCCGAACTCGATCGCCGCCTCCGCGTCGCCGCCGAACCCGGGCAGCGCGGTCAGGTTCCAGTCCAGCGACCGCACGGAGTCGATGCGGTGCCAGATGCAGATCTGGGCGAAGTCGTACGCGGCGACGAGGCCCTTGAGTGTGTCGAAGGAGACCCGCTCGTGCGAGCGTGGCCGGGCGGCGATGTTGTACCCGGTGAGGAAGTCGTGGCCGCGGGGCTCCCGGGAGTACCCGTCGTGGGGCGCCATCGGGGCGCCGGGGCCGAACGTGGTCGTCCCCATGCCTTGGATGTCCAGGGAGTCGGTGACCTGCCGCAGCGGGCCGCCCACGGACTTGGCGACCTCCAGCTCGGTCGACCGCCGCGCCTTCGCCGGCTTCGGCTTAGTCTTCGTCACGGAGCGCTTGGCCATCAGGCGCTCCTTCGGTCATCGGGTCGGTTGGCGTGGAACGCGGCTTGGCGGGCTGCGCGCATCCGCTCGGTGTCGTCGGCCGGCTCGGGCTCGTCCGGGACGGCCCGCTCGGCTGCCGCGGCTTCGGCGTTCGCCGCCGCGAGTTGGCGCAGGTACGCGGACCACTCGGCGGCACCGCTGCCGTCGATCAGCAGCTTCTTCAGCCCCTGCGACACCGCGTCGACCTGGTCGTCGTGGGCGCCGTTGGGGAACGCCGCGGCCTCGTCGATGAAGGCCTCCACGTCGAACCCGGGGATCTCGATGCCGTCGGCGGGCAGCAGCACGTTCCCGGCGGCGATGAACGGGGCCACCGCGTTCGCCCGGGCGTACTTGGATCCCTCCGGCTTGACCGGGACGATCCCGCCGATCTCCTGCCGCAGCGTGTCGATGACAGCCGCGCCGTTCGCGGCTTCCTCGACGTACTTCGCGGCGGCCTGCGGCCACTTCGCGGTCATCGCCCGGAACGCGGTGACCGTGTCGGTGAACGACATGCGGCGGCAGATCAGGTCCAGGACGTACACCTCGGCCTTGCGGCGGGCCAGGACCGCTCCGACGACGAAGTCCGAGCCCTTGGTGTCCTTGAACGCCAGGTCCCAGGACTGCGCGACCTCGTCGAACCCGTCGACCCGGTACGCGCCGTTACCGTCGATCGTCCACGGCAGCTCGTGGTAGCGGCGACCCCACCAGGGCCGGAGCCACACGTTCCCGGACTCCGGGGACGGCCGGCCCTGGTACATCGACGTCCACGTCCGCGCCGGGGAGGACAGCCTGCGCAGCTCCCAGTCCGCCTCGGTCCGGCCGCGGACCGAGCGGAGCCATTCCCCGGGCGCGCGGCCGAGGGGGTCGACCTCGCCCTTGGACGGGTTGTGGTCGGCCTGGGCGGGGATGTTGATGACCGTCCACTGCTTCCCGTCGGGGCCCGCCTGCAGCCGGCCGGCGAGGTCGTCCTCGTGCCAGCGGGTCTGGATCAGGATCACCGGTGAGCCGGGGGCGAGGCGGGGCAGCGCGGTGCCGGTCCAGAAGTGCCACACCGACTCGCGGAACGCGGGTGAGTCGGCGTCCTCCTGCCGGCCGTACGGGTCGTCGAGGAACAGCACGTCGACGGGGTTGCCGGTCAGCTTCCCCGACGCCATCGACGAGGTACGCAGGCCGCCGATGTTGCCCTCGATCGTCCACCGGCGTTTCGCCCAGGACGCCCTCGACACCCTGATTCCCAGGTCGAGGGTGCCGTCGGCGCCGGAGTTGTTCTCGATGAGCTCGCGGACCCGTCCGCCGAACTGCTCGGACAGGTCGTTGTCGTAGCAGGCGATCGCGATCCGCAGCGCCGGGTCGCGGACCAGCATCCACAGCGCCGCGGGGATGGTGACCGCGGATGTCTTTCCCTCCTGCGGCGGCGTGGAGATGATCAGCCGGCCGTCGGGTTCGGTCAGCGCGCGGACGACCTCGGCGTTGATCAGCTCCAGCGCCGGGGTGCGGACGGTGGGGAACGGGTTGATCGCCTCGGCGAGGTCCAGCGGCGTCGGCCACTGTCGGGGCGCGTCGACGGTCCGGACCCCGAACTGGCGTTCGGCGATCGCGTACTCGTTGATCGCGGCCACGGTCAGATGAAGCGGAGCGTGACCGGGCCGAGGACCAGCACGGACGCGTCGGTGACCTTCAGGTAGAGGACGACGGTCGTCGAGGGCGCCGGCACGTACGGGCCGGACGGCCCGCAGGGGCACAGCGCCCAGTGCTGCCCGAGGCTGTCGGTGAACCACGTCGCCGGCAGGGTTATCGCGGACTGGACGGGGACCGGGTCGGAGGGGTTGAAGATGGCGAACGCGACCGGGTCGGGGGTGGGGTCCAGGCCGAACAGGGACGTGACGCGGACGGCGACGTTCTGGTCGGAGGTCGCGAGCTGGGCGTGCACGGCGCCTCCCGTCCGGGCGGTTGCGGTCCAGGTGGCCCCGCCGGTCCACGCCGACCACAGCGGGGCGACCTGGCGGATCTTGAAGTCGGGTTTTTGGCCGGTGCCCTTGTGGTTGACCAGGCGCAGGACCAGGCCGGCGAGGAGCCGGATCCGCTGCCCGATCGCCGCCCCGGCCCGGGCGGTGATGGCCGGGGTCGCGCGGAGGGCCTGGCCGAGCTGGGTGGCCAGCCGTCGGGCCACGGTGGCCGCCGCCGCGCGGAGGCTCGCTGTGACGGCCTGCGCTGCACTGGGCCCGGACGCCTGCGCCAGGGCGCGCGTGGCTCGCACAGCCCCGGACAGGGCCCGTCCTGGGGCCTGGGTGGCTTTCAGCCCGGCGTTCACAGCCGCTTGCAGGGTCCGGGCGGGTGTCTGCACAGCGGTCTTCGCGGCAGCGACGGCTGCTGCCCCGAGCCGGGCGGTCGTCGCCGGCGCGACCCGGGCGGCCTGGGTCAGCACGGTCAGGGCCCGTGCGGCGGCCGACTCGGCGACCCGCAGCGACGCGGCGGCAGCGGACTTGACGGTCCGGGCGGGGGCCTGCACGACGGGCAGGGCTGCGGCGACAGCCTGGGCGATCCGGGCCGTGGTGGTCTCCACGGCCCGGGCTGTCTGCAGGAACGCCGTCGAGTTGACGACGGTCAGGTGCGCGACCTCGACCGCCCGCAGGGTCTGGGCGACAGCGGCGAGGACCGCCCGCTGCGGGGCCTCGACGGCCCGAAGGCTGCCGGTGACCGCGGCGAGGATCTTTCGGGCCGGCGCCTCGGCCACGGACCTCGTGGCGGCGACGGCCTGCGCGACCCGGGCCTGGGTGGTCTCGACCACGGCCAGGGTCTGGGTGAACGCGACCGCGTTCGTGACGTGGAGCGCGGCGGCCTCGACGACCTTGACCGTCTGGGCGACGGCGGCCTTGACGAGACGGCCGGGGGCCTCGGTGACGACGACCTTCGCGGTCACGGCCTGGCCGACGCCCCGGCCCGCCGTCTCGACGACCCGGGTGACCGTCCCGACAGCCGCGCCGACCAGCCGGAGTGGCTGCTCGGTCACGGCACGGGTCGCCGAGACGGCAGACAGCAGGACCCGGGCCGGCGCCTGCGTGCGGGCGATCGTCGCGGCGACAGCGGCCTTGATCTTGGGACTGGTGGTCTCGCCGACCAGCAGGGTCTGGAACTTGGCGAGCAGCGACGTGACCGTCCCGGCGGGGGCCTCGAGGACGGACCTGGTCGCGGCCACAGCGGCCTTGATCACGCGGGCGGGAGCCTCGGTCGCGGCGAGCTTGGCTGTGACCGCTGCGGCGACCGCGCGGCCCGGGGCCTCGGTGACCTTGGCCGTGGCCGTGACCGCCTCGCCGGCGGCCTTGGGGACGGTGGTCTCGGTGGTCTTCACTGTGCCGGCGATCGCGGCCAGGATCGTCCGCTGCGCGGCCTCGGCCACTGCCAGGGTGGCGGTGATCGCGGCCTTCAGGATCGGGACGGTCGTCTCGGTCCTGGTCAGCTTCGCGGTCACGGCCTGCAGGACGGTCCGCAGCGGCGCGGTGGCGACGAGCAGCGTCTGGGTGAACGCGCCGAGGGTCGCCGGCCCGACCCAGTCGACGGTGGAGTACCCGAACCGGGGGACGAACATGTGGGTGAGCAGGCCTGGGGTGTTGATGAAGCCGACGTTGAACGTGTCGATGACCCCGCCGCTGGTGAACGCACCGGAGCCGGAGTCGAGGAGCGTCGTCCCGGCCGCGTTCCAGATCCGCAGGTAGCAGGTGGAGGCGGGGACGTCGAAGCACGCCTCGACCTGGTAGGTGGTCCCGGCGACGATCGTCAGCGCAGAGGTGAACCGGGCGGTGTGGACGTCGCGGAGGACCAGCACCCCGGCGTTGAAGACGACCTCGCCTTGGACCGTGGCCCCGAGCCGGACGTTGAAGATCGGGTTGTTCGCGTTCGTCGGCAGGTCGTTGTACTGGAAGGTCATGGCGACGAAGACCCGGCCGAGCCCGCCGGCCACGCCGTTGAGCAGGGTCGCGAACCTGTTCGCCGTGCCGGTCGTCCCGGCCGTGTCGACCCGGGAGCCCATGACGTAGCCGGGCGCGAGGACCGTGTTGTCGTAGATCCACGTCGCGGACAGGGTCAGCGCGCCGCCGTCGACGATCCCGGAGCTGGACGTGAACGCCGCCGCGTTCGCACCTTCGGCGAAGGTCTCAATCTCCTTGACGGCCTGCTCGATGAACTGCGGCGGTGAGGCGACGACGGGCAACCCGGGAGCGCCGGGCAGGTGCGGGATGGTCGGAATCGGCATCCCGTCCGCCTAGGTCAGTTGAGGGCCTGCAGAGCGATCCACTGCGCCTGGATCGAGTTGGTCGCCGACGACGTGCCGCAGGTCGCGGACAGGATCAGGCCCTGCGCCGTGGTCTGGTCGGCGGTCGCCGCGACGGTCCCACCCATGCTGATGACCTGGGAGGCGAGGACCGCGGTCGTCGGCCAGACGACGAAGCCGTTGCCGGTCACCGACGACCCGGACGCGGCGACCCCGAGGGAGCGGAACGCCAGGGTGAACTCGAAGTACCACGGCGACGAGGCGGGGATGACACCGCCGGAGGGGACCACCGCGGACGCGCCGAGGAGCAGGTTCGACGACGGCGTCGCGGACTGGCCGTAGCGGGGGGTGAAGGTCCAGTTGATGCCGGTCGCCGACTGGCAGATCCCGCCGCCGCTGATCTTGTACGCCTTGCCGGCGCGGGGGTCGAACGCGGGGATGAAGGACCACAGGTTCGGGGTCCACAGGTTCGCCTCGGCGGTGAACGCGGACAGGGCGGTGAACGACGCGGGGGGGACGTCGATGGGCAGGTCCATGAAGCCCTGACGAGCCATGTGTCTCTCCTCAGGCGCGGACGGACCAGGTGGGCTCGTCGACGTCGACGGACCAGGTCGGGGCGGTGCCGGCGACCGTGAGCACCTCGGGGGTTTGGTTGGCGGTGGCGAACAGGTTGGTCACGAACCCGACCAGCCGGGTCGGCGCGGCAAGGAGCCGCGCCGCGATCGCGTGCCGGGCGCGGGCCACGACGACCTTCACGGCCGGGGCGAGGCGGGCGGCGATCGCGTGGCCAGCCGAGCGGGCGGGGGCCTGGACTGCGCGGACGAGCTGGGCCAGCGCCGGGTTGCTCGCCCGCGGGGCCGGGCCCTGCAGGGCCGAGCTCGCGCGGCCGGCGGCGGCTCGCAGGATCTTGGCAGGGGCTTGCACGGCTGCCCGGCTCGAGGTGATCACCTGGCCGGCGCGGGCCACGGTGGCCTCGACGGCGCGGGCGGTCTGCAGCAGGTTCTCGACGAGCTGGGTCGCCGACGGGGCGGCGGCCTGCGCGGCCCGGGCGGTGGACGTCGCTGCGGCGGCGAGGCGCCGGGCGGGCGCCTGCAGGGCTGTGGAGGTGATCCCGCTGGCCTCGGCTGCCCGCCCAGCGGTCGTCGCCGTAGCGGTCCTGGTCCCGGCGACTACGGCGCGCAGGGCCCGGGCGGGGACCTGGACCGCGGTCAGTGTCTGCAGCCGGGCTGTCGAGTTGCCCAGGGCCTTCGCGACGGTCTCGGCGGCCCGCAGCGTGGCGGCGGCAGCCGACGCGGCGATCCGGGGCGCGGGGCCCTGCACCGCGGCGGTGACCTTCCCGACGGCCGAGGCGGCGCGGCGGGTCACCGTCGAAACGGCGTGGGCGGACTGGAACTGCTCGAGGGCGTTCACCGCGGACCGGGCCGGGGCCTGCAGCGCCGCCGGCCGCCTGGCGAGCACCGCGGCGAGCAGCGACCGGACCGGGGCCTCGATCGCGCGGATCGTGGCCGCCACGGTGACGAGCTCGTCGAGGACGGCCATCGACCGGTGGATCGTGACCAGGTCGACGTAGAACACCTGGCCTGCGGTCGACGAGCCCGTCGTGAACACGTCGACCGTGTTGGTGGTCGCGGTCGTCGTGAACGTCAGCGAGAGGAACTGCCAGGCGTTGTTGACCGACGAGGCCCGGCTGAGAACGGACGTGCCGTCGACCGTGAACTGCACCGGGGGGCAGCCACCGGAGGGCACGTACACCCATAGGGCGACGGTGATGATCGTGCCGACGGCCGGCTCGACGAAGTCCAGCTTGGTCCCGGTCAGCCCGGACTGGTTCCCGGTCAGGGTCGGCAGGGTGACCTGCATCGACCGGAAGCCGTCCTTGACCTGCGCCGTGGTGTTCGCCAGCACCGGTGCGGGCGAGCCGGTGGTGTACCAGGCGCCGACCGAGCCGCCTTCGAACGTGGACGACTCGTCGGTCAGGTACGGGAACGACGGCGGGGTCTGCGCCTGGTTCGGGTTGTGCCGGACCAGCATCTTCCGCACGGGGGTCACGGTCGGGTTGACGCCGAGGGACTGGAAGAACGCGGTCCCGCCGCCGCCGCCGCCGGTCTGGGTGTTCCAATAGTCCACCGACAGGGGCATCAGGAGGACGAGGGTGCCGAGCGGGTAGGTGCGGCCCAGCGCGGGGATCGACAGGGTCGTCGTGGTGGCTGCGGCAGTGAGGTTGACCCGCTGGTTGACGCCGAACGGGTCGAGGGCGATCAGCGCGCCGTTCGCCATCGAGTCGCCGCCGGACGGCTGGTTGTGCGGGATCTCGTTGACGTGCAGCGTCGTCCCCGACGTGTACGCCGACGCCAACGTGGTCTGCATCAGGTTGTGGTTGGCGTCGTACCAGCACACGTCGTCGGGGGGGACGGCCTGCGACTGCCAGATCCCGACCAGGGCCTGCATGTGGGCCAGGTGCGAGCCGGCGCCGCTGTCCGGCGGGTTCACCGCGACCGACGTGCCGACCTCGGGGTGGTTCCAGATCGCGATGCTGTTCCGGGCCGCGATGCCCGCCGCCGTCGCGGAGCCGCTGGTCGCCGCGTAGATGTCGAACCCGAAGTAGTCGATCGAGGCGGCGTCGCCGTGGACGGTCGACAGGATCCAGGCGTCCTGGGCCGCGTTGGACAGGCTGGCGAAGTTCTGCCCGGCCATGATGTTCCCGAACAGCACCGGGTGGGTGCGGGCCGGGTAGGTGTGGCCGTTGAACGTGCCGCCGCCGTTGACCAGCGACTTGATCGACACCCCGCCGGGGAGCACCCCCGAGCCGGGGACGATCATCATCGCGTTCATCGTCTTGTAGATCGCGCCGGTCAGCGTCAGGCCGTTGACCACGTCACCCGGGTTGGGCTCGTGGTAGGGGCAGACCTTGTTGCCGTCGACGTCGTTGCTGATGCCGTTGCTGCCGGACCCTGCGCGGCCGGTGATGCCGTCCAGGATCGTCGTGAACGCGGCGGTCTGCGGGCCGGCGCCGTTGGTCCCCAGGTAGTCGCCGATGAACCCGTTGGTGCCGCCCGACCCGTTGCCCGCCATGACCGCCGTGAACGACAGGATGGTGCGCGTCGTGCCGTCTACGGGGACGGCCCCGGCCTCAGAGTCTGAGAACGCGCGGATGGTGTTGGTCCGGGCGACCGGGTTGAGGACGCCGACCCCAGGCGTGGAGCAGCCGTAGCGTTTCGCGTCGGCCACGGCGCCTCCCGGTCAGGTCACGCTGTGGTCTGCCCCTTCGTAGCGTGGTAGTAGGCGAGGTTGTAGCAGGCCCGGCACAGTCCCTTGGCTTTCACGGGCCGGTCGGGGTGACAGGTCGCCGGCGCCTTGGCGTGCGTCGCGTCCCATTCCATCTGGTAGCACGAGTGGCACAGCCCGTTGGCCCGCATCGGCCGGTCGGGGTGGCACTCGGCCGCGCTACGCCCGACCTGGCGGGTGAGTTCCCGGGACAGCCCGAGGCGTTCACGCTGGCAGGGCTTGCAGTAGCGCCGGGTCGTCTTGCCCTTGAAGGTCGAGTAGGGGCCGCCGCACTTCGGACAGTTCGGCTGCAGCATGTGCTGGTTCCGGCCTCGGCCCTTGGCTTGCCGGTCCCGCATGTTGTCGCCCGCGGTGCCCTCGAACAGGTGCGTCGGTTCGATGCACGGCGGGTTGTCGCAGTGGTGGCAGATGTGCATGCCCTCGCCCGGGAGGCGCCCGTTGGCGTCGACCCAGGCGAGAACGTGCGCGTAGATGATCCGCTTGCCGAACCGGGTGGCCTTGACCCTGCCGTAGCCATTGGGCTGGCAGTACTGGGTCCACTCGATGCAGGGGGTCTGAGTCATGCCCCCAATATAGCAGGAACTGACTACTGAAACTGCACTTGGAGTGTACTCTGCAAAGTGTTCCCGGTCGACAGGTTGATGACGGCGAAGTCGAAGTGCGCGAGCAGCGTCCCACCGGTCGTCGCGGTCACGCCGGGCTGGTTGCCGGGGGTGACGACGTCGGCGGCGGCGATCGTCGCGATCGCGGAGGAGCCGTTCACGCCGCGGACCACGGTCAGCGCGGTGGTGCCCGAGCCGGCGGTGACCTGCAGAACCTCGGTGCGGATCTGGATGAAGTTGTTGCCCGGGGTGAACGTCGCCGCGGTGTTCAGCGTCGTCGCGACGGCGGAGCCGACGACACCACCGGCGGCGACAGCGGCGACGGCGGGCTTGGTCGTCGAGTCCAGCAGCGCGACCTCGGTGACGGCACGCGACCCGGACGCGGTCAGCGTGGCGACGACCTGGTAGGTGTCCTGGGTCGTGGTCGTCGTGACCGCCGAGCTGGTGCCGGTCTGGCGGGCCTCCGCGGTCTCGGCGAACAGGGCCACGTCGGACACGGCGGCGGTGAACTGCGCGGACGGGACGCCCCAGCTGACGACCTTGCACTCCGCCTGGGTGGGCGTGGCGCCGATCATGCGGCCGGACAGGACGTCGCGGCCCTTGGAGGTGATGACAGACGCCATGACAGGTTCCCCTTGCTCGGGCGCGGTTGGGCGGGTTGCGGTGCGGCCGGCAAGGGGTTCCGGCGGGGTGGTTCCAGCGCTGGTTCAGCGCTTGCGGGCGGCGGCCTTCTTCGCAGCGGGCAGCGGCGCGGCGAGCTCGTGCAGCAGGGCGAGGGACTCGCCGAGCTTGGCGGCGTGCTCGATCGCCGCGACGATGTGGTCCTTCTCTGCGACCAGGCGGTGCCGTAGCTCGGCGACGCCGCGGGGCTGGTGGGCGTCGTGCGACGGGTCGTCCGACGGCCGGGGCGTCGCGGCGGCGAGGAGCTCGTCGACGTCGTCGGTCGCGGCCTTCAGCTTGCCCGGCAGGTCAGCGAGCATGTCAGTGGCCTCTCGTGTTGCGGGGGAGCAGCGGGCCGATTTCGCGGACCTCGGTGTCGTCGGTGTGGGAGCGGGACACCTGCCGGACGGGCTTGCCCTTGTGCGTCAGCGTGCCGTCGTCGGCGACGGTGACGTCAGCGGTTACGTCGTCGTGGCCGGCTGAGCCCGGGGACTGGCCGGCCTTGACGGGCCGGGCGAGCAGGAACGTGGTGTGCATCAGGTCTCCTCGGGCGTTTGGGCCGCGCGGGCGGCTGCGTTCGCCGCGCATGCGGCCTGCTGCGCCGGGTCGGCCTGGTGGACGTTCCATGCGGCGATCCGGCGCTTGGCGCGGGGCTTGCCGAGCAGCCGCCACCACAGCATTCGCAGCGGGTTCGGGTGGTAGTAGTCGACGATCCCCAGGTCCCATGCGCCCTTGCACGAGCGGAGGCCGCAGTCGCAGCCGACGACGAGGTGCGGCCAGTTGCCCGGCTTCTCCGAGGCGGTGTGCAGCGACACGGCGGTACTCCCAAGGGGTGGGGTCAGAAGTGGATTTCGTGGCCGTTCGGGCAGCGCTTCGACTTCCGCTCCGGGATCGTCGCGCCGCAGCCGGGGGCGTGGCAGACGGTGAAGTCGCAGGTCCGACACTCCAGCACCCACACCCCGGTCGCGCCGGAGAAGGACGGCGGGACCCATCGGACGGGTTGGGTGGTTCCGCAGCCCTGGCAGGTCGTCGTCCGGGTCGCCGCCACCTTCGGCTTGGCCGGGGGGAGGACGGGTGGGACAGCTGGCGGGCCGGTGATGGTGAGGCGTTCGTCGAGGAGCTCGTCGACGGTCGCCCAGATCTGGGGGCGCTGCGCGTCGGTGGCGGCGCGCAGGACGTTGGCGCACTGGCCGAGGCGGCGGTCGATGACCTGCAGGCGCATCACGGGCCTCCCCAGGTGTCCCACTAGTCCTTATGCCGGGGTGTCCCATTAGCCTGCGCGGAACGTCCCCTGGACGTGCGAACAGGCCCGGTGCCGGTGTTTCGGGCACGCTGGGCCTGTTCGCCGAATGTCACACGACAGTGGGCCGTGCGTCAATCACCGTGCTTGCGGGGCGGCGTGTCGGACCTGCGGGCGCGGGCGTTCAGCTCGGACAGCCGGTACAGGGTCCGGCCGTGCCGGTCCTTCCCGTACCGGCTGATCTGGCCCCGCCAGGCCCAGGTCCGTACCTGCCCGGGGGTGACCGGCCGGCGGCCGGTGGTGCTCAGGAACAGGGCCGCCGCAGTCGCGTCGACCAAGTCGGCGTGCCGGCGCGGGTTGCTCACCGGTCGCCGTCCCGGAACAGGGCCCAGATGATCGCGGCGCCGGGCAGGACGACGCCGAGGAGCAGCAGCACGATCGTGGCGACGACGCGGCCGGTCGTGACCGGGGCCCAGGCGATCCACGCGCCGCTGGTCCTCAGGAACTCGGTGATCGTCATCGCAGTTTCCCTCCGTGGTGGGTGCAGCCGCAGCCCGTCAACCCGGGGTCGCGGCACGAGTCGTGCAGCCAGGCGGCGCACGCGGAGGACTGCCAGTCGCCGAACAGGTCCCCGACGCCGCCCTCGGCCTTGCGTGCCGCGGCCCGATCGGACCGGGCGGTGTGCCGCTTGTAGGCGGCCAGCTGCGCGGCGAGCTGCGCAGCCGCCACCCGGATGACCTCGCCGACGTGACGCATCGCCTCCACCAGCGGGCCCATGTCGATGCGGACGATCAGCTCGACGAGCCGCGGCGGCGACGGAGCGGGGAGCCGTGGGGCGCGTGCCGGGTCGGGGGACCAGCGCATCGCGTCGACCGAGACCGAGCCGTCGTCGAGCGCGCCGTCGATCGCGGCGAGCACCCGGTCCGTTGCTGCTGCTGTCACGGTTCCTCCGATGGGATGAGCTCGTCGAGTACTCGCCGGTCCTCGTACCAGGCCCGCAACGCGAGCCAGTACGACTCGGGGGCGTAGGCCCGCCCGCAGGTCCCGCATTCCCAGTTGTCGGCCCGGCCGCCCTGCTCGCACGGGTGGTCCCGTTTCCACACGATCATCCGCTGCCGGTAGGCGCCGCCCGGTTCGAGGCGGACCGGCCGGCCGGGACGGCGGCGTTCGCGGAGCCGGCGCACCCCGCCTGCGGCGATCCGCCGGTCGGGTAGCACGAGCCGGGGCGGCCACGGATGGTGGCAGACCCGGGCCGGCCCGTACTCGCGGCGCAGGTCCAGCGCCCCGCAGTCGAAACACGGGGCATCGGAGTACTCCGGCCGCTCGCCCCAGGCGACGGTGTCCTCGAGGCGGCGGTGGATGCGTCGCACGTCGTCGGCGAAGTCGGCGAACGCGTAGTGGTGTTCCCCGGCCCAGGACAGGCGGGGCAGCAGATAGGCGGCGGCCGTGGCGACCGTGGGTGCGGTGTCGGCGGCGAGCTCGGCGCGGGCGGTCCGCCACCCGTCCTCCCACTGGCCGAGGGTCTGGGCGATCGACTCGGGGTCGCCGGGATGGGCGAGGCCGCTGGCCGTCCCCTTCCACGGGTCCGCTTCCAACGCTGGCACCCACCCGTCGCCGACCCACACCGCTGGTAGCCGGCGGCGGCCCGGGGCGCCCCACGGGTAGCCCTTGTCGGCGGCGTGCTCAGCTGTCGGGGAGGTGCCGTACCCGCCGGGGGAGAGCATGACCAGGGCCCGCTCCGCGCCACGGTCGTGGACGAGCTCGCCGGGCAGGAGGGCGAACATTTCGACGGCGTCGCGCAGTTTGGCCCGGACCCGGCCGACGCAGCCCATGCACGTTCCCTCCATCAGGACGGACAGGGATTGGCGGCAGATCGAGCACAGCGGGTGCGCGGCGTCGGCGGCGTGGGTTTCCAGCGCGGCCCGGGCCTCGGCGCGGCTGTCCTGGACGGTCGACCAGTCGCAGCGGGCGCAGCCCCGGCGGAACGTCTCGGCGGTCACGGTCCCCCCAGCGCGAGCGCGTCCTCGGCCAGCAGCCGCGTCAGGTCGTAGGCGACCTGCCCGCGCACCGTCTCCGAGCAGTCGGAGTAGCAGTCGTTGCCCGGCTCGCACCCGTGCCCGGCCATGCGCCAGTCGAACAGCGCGTCTCGGACCGGGGTCAGGTGCTGCGCGAGCAGGCTAGATCGGACCCTCTCGCGGATCTGGGCCGCGTCGGGCTGATGCCACCACTGAGGCGGCGGCCGCCACGCAGCCTCGGCTGTCAGCGCGTCCATCTCCTCAACGTTCACGTCAGGTTCTCCTTGTCGAGTCGGGTCGCGGTGACACGCTGTCGGCGGGCCGGGGCCTTGGCCGGGGCCTTGGCCGCCCTCCTCTTCGCCGGCGGCGGCAGGTCGGGGTCGACGTCGATCAGCTCCCCGGACTCCAGCTCCAGTGCGATCCGGAGCCGGCCGAAGTAGGCGGCGGCCTCCGCTCGGGCCCGGACGTCGCCGTCGAGGCCGAGGTTGGTGAGGAAGGTTTGCATCTCGGCGATCTGCCTCCGCCCGGCCTCCTCGGTCATCGCCAGGGCCTTCTCCGCCAAGCCGTCGGCGTGGTCGAGGCCGAGGAGCCGGGCGCGGCGTTCCATGATCCGCAGCACGGTCAGGATGGCCTTGTCGTCGCCGCGCAGGGCCCGTTCCCACACCTGGACCTGCATCCGGTCCAGGCGGTCCGCTTCCAGGTCGCGGAGCTCCTGCGCGGGCTGGACGAGGGTCCGGGACAGGGCCCGCATGAACGCCTTGTGTGCGGCGCCGCGGGCGGTGTAGCCGACGGTGGATGCGATCTGGTCGAACGACACGCCGGCGCGGCGGAGTTCCAGGACGCGGCGTTCCCGGGCCAACGTCTCGTCGGTGGGGACCTGCGGGGCGACCTGCCCCGGGGCCGCGCGGATGGTGCGCCGCCGGGTGGCCATCAGCCCGCCACGGTGAAGTCGGTGGGCTGGCGTTGCCCGACGCGGCGGGGTTTGATCCCGGTGTGGTCCTGGAAGCGGCGGCAGATCACGTCGCAGTACGCGGGGTCGACCTCGATCAGGAAGGCCAGCCGGCCGAGGCCGTGGCAGGCGATCAGCGTCGTCCCGGATCCGGCGAACGGGTCGGCGACCGACTCCCCCGGCCGGGTCGAGTTCTCCAACGCCCGGGTGACGAGCTCGACAGGTTTCATCGTCGGATGCTCGGTCGCGCCACGTCGTCGTCGACGTCGAGCCAGCCCACCGCCAGGTGCGACCAGCCGAGCCCGACCGCCGCTACGAGGGTGCCGTTCCCGACCAGGATCGTCCGGGTCGAGACCTGGCCGACGAGGGGCTTGTACTGGCCGTTCGCCTCGAGGCTGGCGGCGATCGTGGGCAGGTCGTGGACGCGGGCGTTCCCGGGGTAGCCGTGCAGCGTGGCGAGGGGCTCGAGGAGTGCGTGCAGCGCGGGGGCGACGTGGTGGTGTCCTCCCGCTGGTGGCGTTCTCTGGCGGGTCCGTGGGATCACCGGTGACGCTCCGTGGTCATAGATCCCGTGTTTGGCCGCACTTGGGGTGGTGTTTCGTCAAGGCTGAGCGTGACGATCATGGTTTCAGTCACCGTCGGTGACCACCGGTTCGGTTAGGTGGCGGAGCCACGTCTCCCGCGACCCGTCCGCGTACTCCACCAGCACCGTCGGCTCGTCGGTGTAGCCGACCACCCGGCCGTGGCCGCGCGTCGAGCGGTCATGCGCGTAGAGCGTCCTGCAGGCGCGGCCTAGTAGGCGGTCGCTGGAGGTGGGTGTCTGCCATCCCGTCCCGTCCCCCTCCGAGGAGGAAGGCGTCGGAGGCCGCAGGGATGCGCTGGCGCCGGCCGTGCTCAGCCAGTCAGCGGCGGCGTGGAGGCGCTCGGCCACCGTCTGCGGGCGTGGCGGGGCCGGCTCGTCGTGGCCACGGGGCAGGATGCACAGCAGCCTCGGGTGATCGCGCACGATCGCCCAGCATCTCCCCGGATCCGCAGACGCAAGGCCGTCCTCGATGCGCGGCCAGCCGGCGTGGCTCGCATGGCGGGCAGCGTGCGCCGCCGTCGCAGGGGCGGGTTGGAAGTCGAGGACCAGCGGGGCCGCGGCTCTCATAGCGCCGACGGCCCGGGCCTCGGCCAGCTCGCGGGTCAGCCGGTTGACCGCGATGTGCTCCATGTACGTCGCCTCCTCCGCGAGCTCCAGAGCGTCGGCGGCGGCGTTGAGCAGCTTGGCCAAGGAGACGTTGCCGGGGACCTCAGGGAACATGGCGCGGCCCTCGGCGACGTCTCGCAGCAGGCCGACCGTCGCGTCGAGGGCCAGCGCGGCGGCGCCCTGGTTGTCAGCCACCGAACAGGACCAGCCACGCGCCCGTGATGATCCCGGAGAACAGCACCCCCCGAGCAGCCGACCGGGCCCGCGTGCAGGGCCCCACCCAACCCTTCCGCGACCACCTCGGCTTCTGCGGGCCGAGACGGGACTCCTCGTAGGCGCCCATGAACAGCAGGGCGGCGATCAGGGCGAGCCAAACGTGTGCCATCAGGTTCTCCTCGTCTCGGGTGGCGCGTCGTCAGGGGCGGGCTCCGGCGTCTCCTCGGTGTCACCGGCAGCAGCGAGAGCGGCGGTAGCAGCGCCGAGCCAACGCATGATCCTCGCCTTGGACACGCGGGTGTCGCCTTCCGGGGCGCATAGTTCCATCGCCCCATCGATGCACCACTGCGTCTGTTTCAGCGCATCGCACCGGTCCGTCTGGTCGCTGCTGGTGCGGGCCGCAGGCAGGCGGTCCTCGTAGACGCAGTCGTAGCAGTCGCAGGAGTACCCGTGGCGCGGCTTGCCTCCGATCTCGTCCAACACGGCGTCGTCGGCTGCCGGGGTTGGGCGGGCCACAGGAGCCGGGCAACGCTCCCAGCCGTCGCGAAAGCCATCACGGACTGCATCCATTGCTCGGCCGTAGCGGATCTGCGCCCGGAGTGTGTGCTCGACGTGTCCGCAAGCCTCCGCTGCCGGGGCTTGGCGGGCAGCCAGGGCGTCAGCGGCCTCGTCAGCCGTATTCGCCTCGTCGGCCGTCAGCTCCAGGTTGTGCGCCAACGCCCGCAGCCGCCGGATCAGCGTCTCGTTCCCGTCGCGGGCCGAACGGGGCTCAGAAGTCGCAGCGGCGGCAGGTGCGCTCACCGTAGAAGCCGCGCCAGGACGGCCGAACACGTCCCCAACCCTTGACCCGGATCCGAGGCCAGTGGTGGTTGGTGAGTCGGCAGACGAATCGGACCATGACGGATCCTCCCGAGGGCAGTCGCAGGGTATGTCGATCCAGTCACCGCATTGGCCGCACTGGATGACGTGCTTCGCCGCGATCCACGCCTCGTTCCCGTCGCGGGCGGGACCAGCCGACACCGGGACGACCCGATCGGCGCAGTGGCAACAGGCGCAGTGACAGTGCCCATCCTCAGGCCACGGGCCGTGATTCCGGGCGATGTCCCGCCAAGACGGCGTCGGATGCCTCTCATGCCCGCATCGCAGTCGCTCTGCCATCGCCGTGCTCCTTCGGTTCGGTGGGGGTGGACGCGGACAGCCGGTCGATCTCAGCGGCGATCAGCGCACCCGCCTTGACCAGTTCGCGCACCCGGTCGTCCGGGGTCGGCTTCCAGTAGCGCGACAGCCACGGCCACAAGTGCGGGGTGTCGTTCATGGACCCGCCGCGGATGTCTCGCCAGCCGTCCGGCATCGCGTAGCAGGCTGCTGCCCGAGCGAGTCCTCCGTGATCATGCTGGGCGTCGTGCTCGGCCGTGTAGCCCCCGGCATCCATCTGCCGCTGCCGTTCTGCTGCGATCAGTTCCGCGCCGCTCACGGCTGCTCCTTCGGCTGGGTGGGGGTGGACGCCAAGACAGCGCGGAGGTCGCCTACCTCGACCACTTTCGCGTGCTGATCGGGGATATCGTCGTCGTACCAGTTAGCAAAGACCCAGCCCGTGTCGCACAGCGCTTCGATGGCCCGGGCCTGCGCCCGCAGCGCGACGTTGTCGGCGGCCAGTTCCTCCACCTCGATGCTCAGGTTGTCGGCAACGGTTAGCAGCGCCTCCTGGTCAGCCCGTGCCGCGTCCCGGTCGGCTTCGGCCTGGTCCAGTAGCGGGCCGACCACAGCCAACACCGCGTCAGCGGCGGCCCGGTACTCCGCGACCCCCGAGTCCGGACCGAGGTCATCCCCGGCGAACGCTATCGCTGCCGCGATCTTGTCCCGCCACACCACGGCGTCGCGGGCGGGACCAGCCGCCGCCGGGGTTCCTTCCGGGTAGTCGATGATGTCCCTCCACGTCGGGCAGCCGGGGCCGTGCGGGCCGTCGTGGGCGCAGCTGCGGGGGTGGGGACTGCCAGCCGCCGCCGGGACCGGACGGGCGGGACCAGCCATCACCGGGCGCTCCGACGATCAGCAGCGATAGCCTCGACGATGTCGGCCACGACCGGGTCCACGGGCTCACCCATGTGGTCCGAGCAGCGCCCCTTGAATGGTCCGCCCTTCGGACTGGTGCGGAATAGCGGCCAGCCCGTCGCCGGGGTGTGGGTGCAGCCTGGGAACTCGCAGGGCTCGTGGGCGTTCACGACGCCTCCTTCGGTTCGGTGGGGGTGGACGCGGGCGGGGGTCTCCACGCGAAGAACACGTACAGCAGCAAGATGGGGCCGGCGCAGGCGGCGTCGAAGACCACCCAACGGGCGGTCATGCGAAACACTCCGGTGGGCACAACACCGGGTCACAGTCGGTGTCGCCGTCCGGGTAGGCGCAGGCGACGGGGGACGACCTACCCGAGGTGGCGGCAAGGATCGGTCGGACGGCTTCGGCCCGGTCCAGCCGGGGGCCGACCACGGCCATCACCACGTCAGCGAGAATGTCGCTGCGCCAGGAGTATCCGGCCAGCGCCGCCGCGATCTCGTCTCGGAGCCCGGCCCGGTCCGCGGTCACGACGGCACCGCCGAGCCGGCGCGAGTACGCCGGGGGGTCACGGCAGCGCCCGGGCTCACGCAGTTGCACGGCCGGAACACGATCTGCTCCCGGTACCGCTCGTTGGTCTCGATCACCGGGCAGGCCGCTGGCATCGTCGGCGTCTTCGCGGTCAGGCTCACCGGTCCTCCTTCATCAGGTCAGCTAGGAGCGCCCGGGCGAGCACCCACGTCTCTTCCGAGCAGGGCCGGACCCCGGCGACCCGCTCGGCCGCCCGCCGGCCGGCGTCCGTCGACGGCCACGGCCCCGGGCTGTCGTGGAACAGGGTCGCGATCTTGTCGGCCTTGATCAGCCGGGCCTGCTGGGCCCGCGCCGAATGGGCGAAGTCGGCCGGCACGGTCACCACCCCTTCATCCGCGTCGTCGAGTCGACGAACCGGGCGTAGTGGGTCTGGGCGATCAGCGTCGCGATCCCCGTCGGCCCGTTCCGCTGCTTCGCCACGATCAGGTCGACCTCGCCGGGCCGGTTCTCCGGCTCGAGGAGGTCCGGGCGGTGGATCAGGATCACCGCGTCGGCGTCCTGCTCGATCGCCCCGGACTCCCGCAGGTCCGCGAGCTGCGGCCGGCCGCCCGTCCGGGCCTCGGGTTGCCGGTTCAGCTGGCACAGCACCACCACCGGCACGTCCTCGGACTTGGCGAGGAGCTTCAGGCCGCGGGACAGTTCGGCGACCGCGTTCTGCCGGTACCGGGCGTCCGTGCGCGGGGTGGTGATGAGCTGCAGGTAGTCCAGAACCACCAGGGCTGGGCGGGTGCGGCGGATCAGGGCCCGCAGCGACGACAGGGTGTGGGTTTCGGCGTCGTCGATGAGCAGCGGCGCGGCCATCATCCGGTCCCGGGCGTGCGCGATCCGCTCCCACTCCTCCTCGCCCAGGTCGCGGCGGATCAGCCGGCCCAGGTCGACCTTGCCCTCCGCGGCCAGGACCCGCAGCGTCGTCTCCTGCCCCGACATTTCCAGCGACACGAACAGGGCCAGCTCGCCGAGCTTGAACGAGCAGTACCGGGCCAGGTCCAGACCGACGAGGGATTTTCCCGTCGACGGCCGGCCGCCGACCACGACGAGCTGGCCGCCGGTCATCGGGTTCAGGTACTTGTCGAGCTCGATGTACCCCGACACGATCCCCGGCCGGGGCTTGCCCGCGTCCAAGTCCTCGATCACCGGGTCGACCCACTCCGACAGCGGCCTGGCCACCGACGCGGTCGCCGAGCCGCCGGCCTCGCGGACCGCCCGGTCCGCCTCCGACAGGGCGTCCTGCGGGTCGGTGGCTGACCGGGCGAGCTGGGCGATCCGCTCCCCCGCGACCAGGAGCCGGCGGGCCACCGCCTTGTCCGCGACGATCTGCGCGTACCACGACCCGGACAGCGGGCTCGGGGGGCTGGCCATCAGCTGATGCAAGTAAGGGGCGCCGCCGACTTTCATCAGGTCCGGTCCGAGCTCGGTCGAGACCGTGATCGGGTCGACGGGCTCCCCACGCTCGAACAGGGCCAGGCACGCCGCGTAGATCAGCTGATGCGCCGGGCGGTAGAAGTCCGCCGGTGTCAGCATCCCGGCCACGTCACCCAGCGCGGTGCTACTCAGTAGCACGCTACCCAGCGCGGCCGCCTCCGCGTTCGTGTCCTGCGGCACAGGCGCGGACCAGACGTCCTGCTCGTCGACGGCCGTCACGACTCCAGCCACTCCTCGCAGGAGCACACGACGCCGCGCAGGTACCGGTCCTGGACCGGCCCGTGCAGGGCGGCGATGGCCGAGAGCCGGCGCGCCAGTGCCTCGCGGCTGGTCCCGCGGCGGACCGTCGGACGCTCGATCTCGCCGGTCATCACAACCTCGCCAGGCGGGCCAGGTTCGGCTCACACCGCGGACACTGCTCCGGATCCCACCTGGGATCGGATGGGCGGGAGCCGCAGTGCCGGCAGATGTGCCCGTGCGCATGACCGGAAGCGCAGTCGGGGCACAGCCGGCCACCGTCGTCCCGGACCCGCACGACCACGATCCGGTCCGCGGTGGTCTGGTCCGCCGGGCGGGGACCAGGCATGAGTAGCGGCACCGGGGAGTCCGAAACATATGTTCCAGATATGTCTCGGACCAGCGGGGCGTGCGCGTCGGCTTCCGCGACAGCCCGCTCCAGCTCGACCACGAAGAGGTGCTCGTACTCCTCGCGGTGCAGCTCCCGCAGCCGCGACAGGGACCGCTGCCGGGCCCGATTCCTCAGGAACCGCAAGGCGTTCGGGGTACGGACCCGGGTGCGGCCGACAACCCGCTCGCACGGCTTGCAATACGAGCGCAGGCCACCCGAGCGGTTGTCGACGTAGAACTCCGTCGCCGCCTTGACCTCGCCACAGCGGGCACACCGGTGCGACTCCTGGCCCGGGACCAGGTCCATCGCGGCGCTCACTCGGCCACCACCAGGGCCCGGCCGCCGAGCGCGTCCAGCAGCCACCAGAACCCCAGGTGGTCACGGACGGGCTGAGCCAGCGGATCCGCCCCGGCGGGCAGCTTCCAGCCCCCCGCATACGCCAGCAGCGGCCGGTCCTCATAGTCGCCGTTGCAGCCGGAACACGAGGTTGTCAGCCACTGCGGCCCCGACTGCGGATGCCCGTGCCCCGACCGGCGGTGGTTCACGACCAGGTCCCCGACGGCGCCGCAGCACAGACACCGCCCGCCGTCGCGTTCCTTCACCGCGTCCCGCAGGGCCCTAGGCGGGCCCGTGTAGCGGGAGCGAAGCGCGACCGTGCAACGCCGGATCCGGGTCCGGGCCAGGGCCGTGTGGGCCCGCAGCGGTGTTCGCCGGGCCAGCGGCCCCCCGCGCCTCACAGCCGCTCCTCGCGGGCCACGGCCAGGTGCACCGCGTCACGGTGAGCCCTACGCTCGGTCAGGCTCGGCGCCTGCCGTTCCCCGGACTGGCAGTTGACGTGATCCCAACCCCCGGGCCGGCGGACCCGGTTCCGCCCGGCCTTCGCCTTCATGCTGACCCGCAGCCCACACTTGGAGCACGTCACCCACGCCTGCTCCGACACCCAGCCGCTCATGCCGGCGCCCCGACCGGCTCGGGCCGGTGCGCGCCGCCCGCGATGGCCTCGACGGCGGGGCAGACGTGGTCGACGGCCTGCAGCAGCACCGCAGCCGCTGACGGGCCCCGGGCCATCCACCGGCCGCAGCAGGCGCACTCCGCGCCGAAGTCCGGCCTCATCGGATCCGCGTCGTCGACGCTCAGGGAGAACAGGGCGGAGGACTCCCGGCCGGTCATTGGGCCAGCTCCTTCAGCTTCGATCGGATCCCCGGCAGCACCATGTCGCCGAGTACCCGGCCGTCGGACAGGATCAGGTACGGCATGAACGCCTGCTCGACGGACAGCAGGCCGAGCTCGACGGCCTCGAGGTTGGCTTTCAGGAGCAGGACGAGGGCCCGCCAGCGTTCCTTCACGGCCTGCTCCCACGGCGGGATCGTCTGCACCCATCGGCCCGTCTTCGGGTTCTGCTCCTTGTCCTCGGCGGGCCGGGGCGGCAGCGGCACCTCGACCCGGACCGGGAACGCGCCGAGGAGGAACTCCACGACGGCCTTACCCGGGCTGGCGCCGAACGAGTACGTCTCAATGCCGTACCGCATGAAGATCCGGCCGACCTCCTGCTGGCTGCCGGCGACGTTGACCTCGGTCCCCCGGGCGTACGTCACGACTCGCCACCGAGCATCGGCTGGTCCATCGGCGCCGGCTCGAAGTCGAGGCGGGCCTGCTCCGCGGTCACGTTCCACCCGCAGTGCGCCAGGACGGCGACCAGGTCGGAGCGGAGCAGGTACTCCCCATCCGCGCTGGTGATGATGTCGCCCGGGTCGCGGGCGGTGACGTGGACCCAGCCGGCGAGACGCTCACACGCCTCGTTCAGCGTCGACGGCGGGGTCACCGGGTCACCTCGCGGGGGTTGTCGCCGGCGGCGACGGCGGCGCGGCGGGCGGCGAGCTCGGCTCGGTAGGCGCCGGGGTCGTCGGCGTCGGCCAGCGGGGTCGGCTCGGGGGTGCGGGCCAGGCGTTCCGCGCGGATTGCGCGCACCCCCTGGACGACGTCGGCGACGGCCACGAACGGGCCGGTCGCGGCGGCGCCCTGCGCGGCTGCGAGGCAGTCCGCGTAGGGGTAGGCGGCGAGCAGCGGATGCCACGCGTCGGGGGTGTACTCGTCGAGCTTCTGGGCTGGGCACATCTGGGAGATGACGGCGCACAGCCGGACGGTGTCCGAGGGTCTCATGCGGTCGCTGCCTCCGCGGCGTGGGCGCGGGCCATCGCCGCGTTCGGGTCGAACCCGGCCCGGCGGCCGGGCGCGGGGTACTGGTCGGTGTTGCGCATCCAGGTCCGCCAGGCGGCGTCCCAGGAGGCCATCACGGAGCCCTTCCCGGCGTGGTGGTCGCGGAACTGGGCGAGCTCGCGTTCCAGGTTCCGGCCGGGGAACTGCTCGACGGCCCAGCGCCACGCCCCGTCCGAGGGCCGCCAGGCCTCGTCGATGCGGGTTCGCCGGGTGCCGCGCGAAGTTGGCGCGGCCCTCACAACGACGGTCTTTGTCGTTGTGTCTTTCTCTTCTCTACTCTCTGTCCCTCCGATGTCCGCGCCCGTGTCCGCGGACTGTCCGCGGACGCGTCCGCGTCG